GTGTAATTAAATGGCCAATAAGAATGTTTTGCACGCGCAAGGCACACGTTTTCAACGTAACAATGGGGTGGCATGGCAAGATATTAGCCAAATGAAAGATATTACCCCACCTGCTAAAACACGTACCGAAATTGAAACAACCACCATTGACCAATATGACGGTACTGAGCCAGACCCTCATAAAACCTATGTCGGTGGTTTGATTGATGGCGGCAGTGTGAGCTTAGATACTATTTTTAATCCTGATGCCTTAGATAATCAGCGTCTTTTAGAAGCTGATATTTATGCTGAAAATCCTGTTGAATACCGTATTGTGTATCGTAACGGCAGTATGTGGACTTTCTTTGGGGTGCTTAAAGAGATGACTCCAACGCATGGCATGGATGATATTCACCGCCAAACTTTAAGCATTAAAGTGAGCGGTAAGCCTGTTCGTACTTTTCCTGAGTAATAACCATGAATCTTAAAGCCGCTATTTTTGCCACGATAGGCGACGCATTATGTGAAAGCATTGCGGTACCTGAATTTGGTGCTGATGTTGACAGTTTAAATGTTAGCGTTATGACAGTTGCAGAACGTGATGCATTTGATAATGCCTATCGTGAAATTGAAGAAGCCAAACGTGCTGCTAATTTTCGTCCGTTGTTGATGGTTTTTACAGTTAAAGACCAAAACCATAAACCTGTTTTTGCTGTTGAAGACGTTGAGCAAATTAAGCAGCTTAATAGTTTGGCCGTGGTGCGTTTGACTGATGCCGCTTTACGCATTAACAAAATGCTAAAAACCGATGTTGAGCAACACGAAAAAAACTCTTAGAGCGTCTTGACCGCCAGTTTTTATTTTTATTGGCGTTAAAGTTAGGGCGCACCGTTAAAGAACTAGAAGCCACATTAACTTACAACGAGTTGATTGAATGGCGGGTTTATTTTGAAGAAACGCATTTTGGTGAACTAAGAGCAGATAGACGCAATGCTGAGTTATTAGCAATGACGTTTAATGTGAATCGTTCACCAAAAGAGACCGCCAAAACGTCTGATGATTTTATGGTTTATAAACCGCGTAAACGTGAGTTATCAGACGATCATTTAGAAAATAAAATTGATAGCGTGTTTGGTGCTTGGGAATAGTTGCTCATGTTAGTAGCTGATGTTATAAATTGGCTTCTGACATGGAGTAGCTAAAATGATTAAAAAGCTAGTTTTATTATTGGCAATTGGTTTAGTAGGTTGTGGTGGTGGTAGTGATGATTCAACATCTAAAGCACCGCCTAGCAGTCCGACAACGATACAAGCTAAAGTAAATAATAATGAAGTAATACTTTCTTGGCATCCTGTCACTGGTGCTGAGAGTTACAATATTTATTATTCAAGTGATGCCAAGTTGAGTATTAAAAATTACTCGGTATATCCTAATAATGGGTATTTGATTAACGTATCAAGCGGCCATGTAATTAAAAACTTGCCAATAGCTCCTGTTTATTATTTTGTAGTAACGGCTATTGCAAAAGGTTTAGAAAGTCAACAAGGCCAACTTATAGCGGCTGTAACACGTTATGACATAGTTGGTGATGGCGATGTTGTTAGAGATAAGGTCACTAATCTTGAGTGGCAACGTTGTACATTAGGATTGGTTTGGAATAAATCTGTTTCTGAATGTATGGGAACAGCTAATTTATACACAACCAATCAAATGCTAACTTTTGTTGCACCAAATGCTGATGGTTGGCAATTGCCTAGTTCTGCTGAAATGAATTCATTAAAATTTTGTGATGGTCATAATCCGCCTTTTTTTAGCGAGCAAATACCAAGTAGTTGTTTAGGTCAAGTTAATTTGATTACACCAGCAATAGTGCAATGGGCTTTTCCAAACACGCAAACAGTGCGCTTTTATCATACGTCAACGATTTATGAAAACGATGGAGTTAAAACTTATTGCTCAACAAGTGGAAATTGTGCAAGTGATAGCACTGGAACGGAAAGACTACCTAATTACATTCGATTGGTAAGAAGAATAAAGACTTAATTTTTTATTTTTTTAATGTTTTAAACCCGCTTATGCGGGTTTTTTTATGGGTGATTTATGGCAGGTGTACAAATTGGGGCATTGCACGTTAGCCTGAGTGCCGACAGTGCCGCCTTTGACCAAGGCATGAATCAAGCCCAGCAAACTGCTGATGAGGCAATGGGCAGCATTGGTGATAATGCCAAAAAATTAGCGGGGGTTTTAGCAGGTCTTTTTGCTGTTGACATGATAAAAGACCGCATCAAAGAACAAATTGATTATGCAGATGGCTTGGCTGATATTGCAGCACGTGCCAACTCAACAGCCGAAGCACTTAGCGCAATGGAATACGCTTTGCATTTTAACGATGCGACTTTAGAAGATTACACAGGCGGCTTGCAAAAACTAGCTTTAAACATGGATGCGGCCGCGCAAGGTAGTAAAGCACAAGCAGAATTGTTTGATACTTTAGGCATTAAATTACGCGAACAAGACGGGCAAATGCGTAATTCTGCTGATGTCATGCTTGATATTAGTGATGTGTTGGCAGGCATGAATGATGGTGCCACTAAAACAGCCTTAGCTATGGATTTGCTAGGTAAAAGTGCTGGCCCTGCATTATTGCCACACCTTAGCCAAGGCAGTGAAGCAATCAAAGAGCTAACAGCCGAAGCTGAAAATTTTAACCTTGTTGTTGGTACGGACGCATCAAACGCGGCTGGCCAAATAAATGACTCATTAGACAAACTTAGTTTTGCAGCCACAGGCACTTGGCGCGTGATGGCTACGCAACTTGCACCGATGCTTGGTGATATTAGTGAAAATATGCTTAAGGGCGCGCAAGACACTAAAGTAATGGAAGGCGCGGCATGGCTTTTATCTAGCACAATCAAAGTCATGTACACAGGTTTTAAAATAGCTGCTATTGATTTGAATTTATTTGGTGAATTGATTGGCAAATTTGCGGCAATGGCTGTTAGTGTTGCTTCGGGTAATATTGCACAAGCCAAAGCAATTTGGGCAGATACATCGGCTAAAGAAAAAGCCAAGGCAGATATGCTTGCTTTAGGTGATATGTGGCAAGATTCGGCAAAAAAAGCAACAGAGTCGGCTGATGCACAAGCCGAGGCAGCCGATAAAGCCGCAAATACACTCAAAATAGAACAAGCTCTGGCTGCATTAAAAGCAAGCCAAGGCAGTCAAAAAGGCGAAAAATCAAAAGACAATTTTCAATATGGCGGCATACAGCTTGCTCAAGATGAATATCAAGGCATTGTTAATGCCGAAAATATGTCTATTTTTGATTTTAACGCGCAAGAAGAAGTGGCAGCCGCGCAATTTGGCGACATGATTGATTCGATGTTAGTTGAGCTTGATGCAGCCCAAACCATTGCAGGCGCACAGTGGGAAGAATTTTTAAATAATGAGTTGGTCGCAATAGATGCAGCCAATGTGTACAAAAAAAATGCCCAAAATGATTTCATTGCAGCTTTTATACAAGGCGATTTAGACCGCGTTAATGCTGTAGTCACCAATGGCGATGCAGAACTAGAAGCCAAAAAAGCCCAAATGCAAGCAACCGTAGGCTTTTTTAACCAAGGCTTGGCACAAATGGCACAGGGCCAAGGCAAAGCCGCAAAAGCTGCACAAGCAATCCAAAAAGCACAGGCTTTATATGAAATTGGCGTAAATACTTATCGTGCTGCGGTCGGGGCTTATGCTGCATTATCACCCATTCCTTTTGTAGGGCCAGCGTTAGGTGTAGCGGCTGCGGCTGCTGCGATTGCTTTTGGCGGTTCAATGGCTCAAGGCGTGTTAAGTGGTGGTGGAAGTCCTAGCGTAGCAGGCGGCGCACCACCTGCATTACCTGCGTCATCAAGTCCTACAAGCCAAGCCGAGCAACGCGCCGAACAACCAAGCCAAACAACTTATATTCGCATCCCTGAAGATGCCATTTTGACGGGCCGCAAAATGCTAGATTTTATTGATGAAGCATTGGGCGATGGCAAACAATTAACTAATTTACGGTTTATGCCAGCATGACGGTCACAGCAAACAAAGCAATCATTTGCTACGAGAACTTGCTAGTGTCGCCATTGCTCGACACCGTAACAGCAAGCAGTGAGCAAGTAGGTTATAGCGTACAAAATGCGTTTGATTGGTACACCACAAGTTATTGGTCGCCTGTACCTGCCGTTGGTGTACATGGTTTTACCGCCACATTTACAAGTCCAGTTACTGCTGACTATTTGGCAATATACAAGCACAATTTGGGTGATGTGGGCGGTACTTTTTATTTAGAGTACAGCTT